TACACTTGATGGTGATGTAATTGAAAACCAACCTCTTTATATTTCCTTTGATTTCAATGCAAACATAAACTGGGTTGTAACGGGACAGCAGTATAAGCGTGATGGAGTTGATGCCTTAAATGTGGTATCTTCTATGTTTGTTAAGAATGAACGTAAGTTGCGTGAACTGTTGCAAGATTGGAATAAGTATTACACTCCGCATCGTTCTCATTGCAAGGAGGTGTTTTTCTTCTATGATTCTACAGCTAAATTCAAAGTTTACGCTGTGCAATCTGAAGATTATAAGGACACCATTATAGCCGACCTGACTAAGTATGGATGGACGGTACATCCTATTGATATGGGGTCTCCTATGCAACATGAACAGAAATACAAAGAGATTAACGAGTGCCTTGCTGGTGCTGCTTATCCTGCTGTTCGCTTTAATAGAGATAACAACGAGGCTTTGATAGTTGCTTTACAGACAGCCGAGGTTAGTATCGGTTATAAAGGATTTAGAAAAGACAAGTCTGGAGAGAAACTCAGCGAGGAAGCCGATGATGCGGTAAGACTGGAATATAGAACGGACGGCACAGATGCTTTCGACACTTTACTTATTGGTGTTAAGCGTTTTTTATACCGTATGAGTGGAATGTGTTTCCCAAGTGGAACATAAACGTAAACTATATTCTTGTGTATTCCAAAAGTGTACACTTTCGAGGTACTAAAGTGTACACTTACGTGATATGAAAGTGTACACTTTAGTATTGCCAAAGTGTACACTTTGGTATCACTGATAAACTTTAAGTAGTCCACCCTTGCTATAGCAAGTGGTATATAGATAAAGGTTAAGTAGATTATGGGTAAAGACTGGACAGGAAACAGAACTTCTTTATTTAAGACGATTGGCGCAAGCAATCATTGTGCACATGAACGTCAACAGGACGATTATTACGCAACAGAACCGAAGGCTACAGAGTGGCTTTTGAAGTTAGAACGCTTTGAAGGTCCTATCCTTGAGCCTTCATGTGGAGAGGGGCATATATCGAAGATACTTATAGATGGGGGCTATCAGGTTGTGAGTCGTGACTTAATAGACCGTGGCTATGGCTCTGTTGCCGATTTTCTTTCTAAGGATAACACAGAATGGAATGGCGACATCGTTACCAATCCTCCTTATAAATATGCTCAAGAGTTCGTAGAGAAAGCATTGCAGATAATACCAGAGGGGCATAAGGTTGCAATGTTTCTTAAACTACAATTCTTGGAAGGTAAGCATCGTAGAACGTTGTTTAAGGCTATGCCTCCTAAGCGTGTCTGGGTGAGTACGTCACGATTGAAGTGTGCGATGAATGGCGACTTTGATAGTGTTGGCGACAGTGCTACTGCTTATGCTTGGTTTGTTTGGGAGAAAGGCTTCAGTGGTGACCCGATTATAAAGTGGTTCAATTAAGTTCTGTCCTACCTTTATCTTTCGTCTTTCTTACCTTTGTTATAACAAAACATCAAGGATATGCCGTACAAACAACCACAGCAATCGTTTCAGTCTTTGCGCAATTATACTGAGAAATTCTCTTGGATAGAAGAGCGAACAGGACTACGTACGACAGGATATAACCCACCAAAGGGAGCGCAGGATGTACAGCGTGTTCCCTTCTTTGTACGTTTTGTTACTCAGAGTGGACGGCTTGAAGAGGGTAACGTGGTCTGTTTGAAGGTGAATAGACGTAGGCATCAACGAATGATTCAGTTTGTTGAAAGTCAAGAGATACGCATCCTTTGTGATTATCTTGTTATTGAAGTCGATGGTATAAGAATTTTAACGCATTAAGGATATGGCTACTAAGATTAAGAGTAAGAGAAACATAGTCCGAGTTGTCGGCTCGGAGAAACTGAAGGAGGAAATGAGTTATCTTGAGTCTCAAGGTTATGCTGTGCTTCGTCCTGGAGGTATTAAGGGAAATGATGCTGCTGATGAGACTTGGTACGACTTCTTTTCTAACCAAATGACCGCTGGTATTGGAGGAGGAAAAGGTGGACGTAAATCCGTACCAACTCTCTTTGCCAGCAGCGGTTCAGAGCAAGCGGTTTCCGAGGACGTTGGAACGAAAGGGCTTGGATGGATGGAATGGGGTGTAGGCAACAGATTGCCTAATGTCGTCTCTCTACTTTGCGGTATTCTTCCTTACACAGCGGCTGGTTTGAAATTCAACACAGACCTCTGTGCGGGTCTTGGTCCTGAGCCAATGTATCGCTACACACAGTATGTTGGCGGGAATATTACTACGAAAGAAATTCCATATTCAGAGGCAAGTAAACTTATCTCTGGCTTGATCATCGACCGGCTTCGTGAGATTAAGAACTTAGAGAATAGTGATTCTTCTGTGTTTGGAACAATAATAAAGAACGATAAGACAACTTTAATCGCCCAACTAAATAAGGAAATTGAAGACTTGAAAGCCGACCTTACTGTGTGGGAAAGTACGGCTCCCGAGGTGGCAGAGTTTCAAGAGCGTAACAATCTTGCACAGACTTATCTTCAGCTTTCTGGTGATACTCAGATGTTGGGAATGTGTTTCCCAGAGTTACAACTCAACTCTCAAGAACTTGATGAGCGTGGAAAACCGGTAAAGACAACGCTTTGGAAGCCTAAGGTTGTAGGTATTGGCTACCGTTCAGCACATACTTGCCGTTTGGAGCGTATGGACGACCAGAATAAGATTAATTATGTTTATGTAAGTAATCGTTGGTTAGATCAGCCCGTAGCGTCAGTGCAAGAAGCATCTTTTAAAGTCGTTGCTTATCCTGCTTTGTCTATACAGACCCCATTGGCTGACTTGAAAGCTGCTGTGCGAACGGCACGAGATAATAATGTCAGTGCCAAGAACCGCCCTACCCGATTCATATTTCCTTCAAGTTATCCTACTGTAGGTCGTCCTTACTATCCGTCTCCAGCATGGCATAGTGTCTTTGTTGGTGATGTGTATGAGTATATTGCGACTATCATCTCTGACCGCTTCAACCGTCGTAAAAACAGTAATGTTATTGGTCGAGTGATTTATATTCACAACGACTATATGCAGCAACTCTTCATTCAAGCACAGGCACAGAGTGATGCTGATAAACAGAATGAGATACGTGATAAGTTGTATAGGGACATCAATACGTGGCTTAGTAATCGAGACAATAGCGGTCAGTCTCTCCTTGCCTTCACCTTTATGGGTACTGATGGTAAAGAGCATAAGAGCTTTGAAATCGTAGAGGTTGAGAGCAGTAGTAAATCGGTTGCTGATGCGAATGAAAAGGAAACAGCCGAGGTGGCAAGTATCATCTTTATGGCTATGGGACTTGATGCGAAACTACTTGGCTCTACCCCACTCTCCCTTGTTGGTCAGAGTAGTGGTACTGACTTGCGCATCCGTTTTGGTGTGAAACAAGTTCAGATGGCACCGACACAAAAGATTATGCTAAAGAGCCTTGAGGTGGCGAGCCGTTTCAATGAATGGGACAAGCATCTCGTTTGGCGTATCAATCGTGAGGTGCTTACCACGCTTGATAGTAGTAAAACTGGTATTACTCAAAAAGAAGAGGAGGCATAAACTATGTTGATAACAACAACTAATGAACTTAGGCTTTATTCGCCTGCAAACGCAATAGATGCTATAGAAACTCTGACGGGCTTCATTGATAGTAGTGAGCATGATTTCCTTGAAGAAAAGTTAGGAAAGGATTTGTTTGTGCTGTTGCAGAAGTATTATCGTGGTCTTGGTGAAGCGGGCATTATGACCCTGATTGAAAGTATTCAGCGTAACGAAACGCTTTTACCCTATTCACAGTTACTAATGTTGGCTCAGCGTTGTGTCTGCTTTGATGCCTTGGGTAGGGCTATTGATATGCAGGCTATTAGTGTGAATGGTTCAGGTGTGAACGTGGCAACCTCTGACGATTATGGTAAGGCTGATAAAGATGCTATCAGTGCGTACAAACAGACCTGTTATAAGGAATCTCATTCAGCTGTAAACCGCTTGCTCATTGTACTTGAAGAGTGGATGCGTGAGGTTGCGTCTGTAACTGAAGAAGGCAAAGACACAGACGAGTACCGAGAGAAAAAGGAAATTACTGATGCTTGGCAAAAAAGTCGATATTTCTTCCTTGTTGGTTCTTTGTTGATTCCTTCGGCACAGCTGCTGCAAGAGTACGTTAACATATATGACAATCGTGAGAAATACATTACACTTTTGCCTGATTTGCGTTATATACAAGAGGATATTCTTGCACCAGTTGTAGGTGAAGAATTGTTAGATTTCCTTACAGACAATGCTATTAAAGGTACAAAAGATAAGAAACTCGCAAGGCTTATTCATCGTTTACGTAAGGCGATGGTAAAGCATCTTATTGCAAGAACAAACTTCTTGAAGCTGTCTGCTCCTGACCTTGCTACCGTTCATAATGAAGCCGTCTTAATGGTGAATAATTGCGTCGATTATATACGTATGTATCAGTCTGACTTTATTACCTTGGCAAAGGATGCTATGGAAGCCTCGCCTATCTATGACGCTTCAGAAAATAAGGTTCGTGAACCCTACGAACCGACATTTAAGAACAATGAGGATGGGAATGTAATGTTTGTTATACCAGCTTTGAGTTAAATATGTTTGAAGAAAAACGACACATTGACCTTCGTCTTCCTCGTTCTTGGAACGACTGTTCCACGGAGGACCTCCGTATTGTTGCACGTGTTTTGATGTCCTGTGCTTCAAAAGCAACCCGTTACAAGCCTTTTTCCTTGAAGGAAGTAAAGATAGCTCTCTTCTTTGCCTTCACAGGTCTTGAAATCGTAGAGCCTATTAATCCTCGTGTTGACGTAGAACGGCAATATTATGTGGTACGCTTTCGTGATAAGTCTTTCAGTTGGTTGCATCGTGCGTGGCGTTGGTGTCGTAAACGGCTGACAGGTGAAGACCCGTCTGTATTCAACCTTTATCTTTGGCAAATCTCCTCTTGGATTGAGCCTGAGAAAGACTTGAATAGTGGGCGCGTTCTCCGTGCTGGTCTGCTTGACTGGTTGGACTGTGAAGGGAATAATCACCTATTTGTATTCCCTTTCCAAGAGATAAAACGTAGTCGTTCTTGGTGGCGACGTAAACGTGTCTTTCGTGGTCCTGAAACGTTAATGCAAGACTTTACTTGGCAGCGTTATCGTTTCGTTCAGGATTACATGGAGCATTATGTTACGCAACAAAATCTGTTACTTCAGATGCAAGAAAGGGGTGATCAAATCAGTGATAGGGACTTGATGAAACAAGAAAAGGCTACTGACCTCGCTCGTGCTTGCTTCTTAGCAGTCTTGTATAAGGCTAAAATTCGTATTGTTGAGGATAAAACACAACGTATTCGTGTTGACTTTGAATATCAGAGTAATCAAGTTTCGGATTATGCGCCTTACTTTAGGAACTTTCCTGAAGAAGATTGGCAGGTTATTCGTTTTTGGTGGGAAGGTATGATGTTCTATTTGCAAACAGAATATCCTCGTTGTTTTAAGCGTCAAGCGGTGAAAGGGCAGCCAAAGCAAAACAATCCGCTTGAACTCTATACACGTACAACGGCAACTATGCAAAAGTATCTTGGTTTAGATGAAACGGAGGTTAATAGTCAGTTCTTCCAACTTGTATTGCAGCACATGGATAATATGGCTAAAGAGAATGAAGAACTTGAAAGGATAAAGGGTAGTTAATGGTATTTATATCGTAGCTTTATGTTTATATATTGGTAGTGCTGCCTTCATTGTCCGTGATGGATAGTGAAGGCTTTTTTATTGCTTTTGTCCCATACTCTCTTGTTTAGTTTCCTATCTTTGCTATATAAATGATTTGATTATGGCAAATATTGATGCTAAGTTAGAACGATTTAAGAAGCTCTGTACAGATATTCTTTCTCAGAGTGGAAATTGTAAGGAGAGTCAAGCGGACATGGCAGCAGCTAATACGGTACCAGAGTTGGTAGCTGTGTGGCTTAAGTATTGGCATGGACTTATTACAGAAGTTCCACAGCAGACAATTGCAGCTCTCTCTGAGGTGTATGATGATTATAAAGACGACATAAATGCTGCTGGTGTCTATTTTAACGAGAGTACTGATAAAGGAGAAGTTCTTGTTGGTGACTGTCCTAACGTGTTAAAGTTTGGAGATAAGGCTAAGGTTTATGTACTTGGTAAAGCCAATGTTTGTGCTTATGATCATGTCTATGTTTATGCGGATAATGAAGAAGCAAAGGTTTTATTGAATGATTACTCTCGTGGTAATATTCATAAAAGTACAGTTCATGCTTGCGATTGGTCTTCTGTTATCACAGACTCTAATAAGGTGTTTTGTGCTGATGCTGCTACGGTTGATATTACTGGTGGGGTTGTTTGTGATGCTGGTCATCGTGAGATAAATGCTTATAAAGGCACTGTTGTTTACTCAAACTTAAAGAAAGGTATCACTTTGGATAATACATCTAAATTATTAAAGAAAAATAGTTAATGAAGTCACATGTTACTATAAAGGCAAAAAGAAAACCACTTGTTCTGCCTGACGATTTTACACTTGATATTGATGATCAGAACCCACTGTTCAACGAAACAGAAATGTTCTCCTACCCTGTCAATATTCCTTTGATAGGTAATCGTTTCCTTGTAGGTAACGTTGATAGCGCAATAAGTGATATTCGTCCTGTTCAGTTGGAGCATACCCCTATGCGTATTCTTGTTGATGGTCTTCCCTTCCGTAGTGGTACTGCTGTCCTTGCCGATGATGACGAGGTAGAAGATGGTGTGTCTATGAATATAGCTTCTTCTTCGCAAAGTTTCGATAGCCTTATCGGGGATTTGTCTTGCCAAGACATACCCGTGAAGGATAAAATTCAGATTGGAGAGAAGATTGGTAATCTTGTTAGTGAAGTTACATATTCTTTTAAAGCGAAGATTACCCACAAAGGTAAGAAGGGCAGAAAGTTGTACACTTCTGATAAAGATGGTATTGCTAATGGTACATTTGAACCACAGGCATTAGGTTTCTCTTATCCAGGTGTATGTGTAGTTTCTGGTAATAAAGAAAAGGCAGAGAGAAAGACAACCTTATCCTATCCTAATAAGAACTCTGTTACTGTTCCAAAGGTTAAAACAAGTTTTATAAATGTCTCAGAGGCTTATCCTACAAAGCCTTATTGTAATGCTCGTGTTTGTTATAAGCATTTAGGACTGAATGATGATGGAACAACAAGTGATAGCGTTATTGCGGCAAAAGATGCTACCAATACTAATGAGGATGCTTATCCTTATTGGGTCTTGGATGCTGACCGTCCGCAGTCAGGTATTTGTTTCTATGTTCTTTACTTTCTTGATTGTTTGTTTGAGCATTTAGGAGTGTCGTTTGATAAGAGTGCATTAACAGAAATAGGTGATTTCAATCGTCTTTGTTTCTTTACCACTCATTGCAAGTATGATACTGTTCCTATTCATGGTGAAGGCGAGAAAACATATATCTGGAAAAAGAGTGTTATAAAAGATTCTAAGGATCGTATTATTGAGTCTACCAACACACTTTGTCTTGGTTCTTTGTTGTTAAAAGCGAATAGTATAACGAAGATTGATGAGTTTTATTACTTTTCTGATTCTCAATCTGAAATGCCTATTATACCTCTGTCTGAAACAGAATTGAATGGTTGGAAAACTTCTCCTTCTGAAGCTACAGAGGAAAATCCTTATGTCTGGAATGTGGAAATATTCACATACGCAGATGGAACAAAAACAGTTGGTATCCCACATTTTGTTTGTACGTATAAACAAAAACCTATTGCGTCTATTGAGCATCAATATGCACCAAGTGATAATACTGTGACATCTCCTGTAAATAAATGGGCTATTACACCTCCGCAACATGAGGACGCTAATCCTTTCTTTACAAATATAGATGATATAAACGAATGGTTGGATAGTCGTGGTTGCGGTGGTAGATTAAAGTTTGAGGATGAAGGTTCTAAGGACGTTTCCAGTTTTACTGTTCGTTACGGTGATAATGGTGAATCTATGACCTTTTCTGTTGGTGATGGCTCTATTCAATCAATCTCTATTGAGTCGGATGCTAAGACGCATAAGGTGTCTGGCAATGTCCTCGCTATGTACGCAAATAGTGAGAATTTCCCAAAGGAGAGTGTTAGTACAGTCATTAAGTCTTTAGAGAACAGTTTTGGTATTAAGTTCTATTATGATTATGAGCAGAAGAAGGTAACGGCTTATTTGCTTCGTAAAGTTTTTCGTAATCAGGCGCAACCGATAGACCTTCCTTGTAAGGTTATCTCTATGCGTAAGGTTAACGAAAAAATAACTGGTGTTCGTATGTGTTATTCAGCGGAGAGTGATACAAAGGAACAACGACAGAATATCAAACAGAACAAGAAAGACTATAATACTGATTACGACTATATCGAGTATCCTCGTTCAAGAACGGTGACTAACAAAGTCTATGGTCAGATTTTCAAAGCTTTATCATCTTCTGATATGAACGTTTATGTTGATAAAACGACCGGTAACGCTTATCGTGTAAAGGTAGATAGTGAAGCTAAGGATGCTAACTCTTTACATCCTGCTTTATTTGAGGTTGGTGCTTTCAAAGGCGTTGAGTTAGGCGATTGCTCTAAGATGAATGAAGACTATGTTCAGGAGTT